TTCACTCTCGCCATGTGATCCCCTCAAAACTGGCGATTTCTGCTTCTGCTGGCCCTATCGAAACCGCCAAAGTTTCGGGCTTACGCGTGTATTCCGCTTACGACTTCAGGCAATCCTTGGCCACGACGAACGCAGCCGGATACCGGTTTGCCCAATCGGTCAGGACGAACGTGGTCAGCTCGATCAATCCCTGTTTCTTCAGGCGATATGGATCGACGACCAGTTCGAATCCGGAGCCCCACAGGCCATTGATCAGGGCGCTAAAGACACCCACGATCAAGGCGTGAGCGATTCCAACGCTGGTGCCCTTGGTCAAATTGCTCGGCACTTGATTCGACGCTCGCGCCATCAGCCCGTCGATCTCGTTGTCATCGGTCCAGATGGGATCGCCGGTCACGTTGACTACTGTGCCGCCGGCAGGTGCATAGAGAAGCCGAGGAGTGCGTTTAAAGACTCCTTTGATTCCAGGAGTTGTCAGCCACCCGAAGTCGCCGACCTGGTCCGCATTCGCTTCCTCGAGCAGCTCTTCCATCAGGGTGATGTCATCCCATACGGGCTTTGCGCCGTTCGCGCTGTCACCCTCAAGCACATAGGCCTGAACGCCAGTCGTGTTGAGGATTCCCTTGGGATCGTTCGCTGCACCGGTACCACTGATACCAGCAAGGTCGATCGCCAGAGCGGCATCGCGGGCGAGGTCCTGCCGGATCAAGTTATCGACATCGATCACGGCCTGTGCCAGCAACTGCCGGCTGTAAGACGCGCTCGACTGATAGGTTTTCGGAGAGGTCAGCACCTGGCTGAGGGTTGCATTGCTGTCCGCAACATCGGCTCCCGGGTTTTCAGCGACCCACGATCCACTAGCCTTTCCTGTTTGTTTCGGAAAAGCGACATTGCCTTGCAATCCGCTGAGAGTTTGCGCGCCCAGCTCCTTCAACCGCATGCGGTTGTAGAGAAAATTAATAAACGAGCCCGGCTCGGTGAAAACTGTCTCGAGACCCTTGGTCGCAGTTTGCGCGGTCAAGGTCGTGGCGGCGCGCTTCAGCACGTCCATTGCACGTGCGGCCGCATCATGGTCAATCTGCAGCTTGAACGGCACCTTTAGACCGCCGCGGTCTTTACCTTCCCAGCGTTTTCCGATTTCATCCGAAATTTCAGTTTCGAATGAGGTCTCGCGCTTCTTGTCTTCCTGGTTGCGGACCATCGTCATCACGCCGCGGCAGAGGTTGTATTGTTTCTGCTCGCGCTCGGTGAGCTCGAGCATCTTGCCGTTTTCGGAAGCCGGCGTGGTGATCTGCTTTCCGTCGCGCTTGGCAACTTCGGCGAGGATCTCGCGGGAGGCGACATCAACAGTCATGCCTTCCTTTTCGATCATTTCGGCAGCGCGTTTCGAATCGATGCCGTGAGTAGTGCAAAGGCGGAGAATCTCCGCCGCGTCTTTGGGATTCATGGTGCGGACCTCGACAGTAGTTGATAGCGCAGGCTTAGCCTGAGCGGGTAAAGCTGAACGAACTTGAATCGGAAATTCTGTTTGGCCGGCTGCGCGCCCTGCGCCGACGGACTGGTCGGCTGGCACTGCAACGGTGGATCCTTCCATCGGCATCCACTTGGTGACCTTGTAGGTGCGCTGCACATCGCCGCTTTCGCTCTTCTGCTCTTTTTCGAGCACCATTTCCATCACGCGATAGCCGATGGAAGTAAAGGGGCGAATGCCATCCTGCACGTCGCGCTTGATGTCCTGGCCACGCTGAGATCGCGAAAAGCGGACTGTGCCGCGCAGCTTTTTGTTATCGACACGTAAATTCTCAATGATGCCTACCTGGTCGCCAGTGTCATGGTCCACCAAGTAAGCCAATCCGCTCGATGCGCGGGTCATGTCGATCGCGCTCGAGGAGTGATCTAAGATTTCTTCACCGAACCAGCGAGGCACTGGCGTTTCAGACGAAAACGACATATCGAAACTGTCGCCGTCGCGCTCTTCGTCTTCGTTATCGAGATCGGGATCGTTCTGGTCGTCCTCGGGATCATCTTCAGCTTCTGCGGCCGCGCGAAAGGCAGTTACTTCGGCCGCCGTGGCGCCGGGGATCGGAATACCGCGCTTCTTCGCTGCTTTCACCAGCCGGCGCCAGGCGCGGGATGCTTTCTTTTTATCCGGCATCTCTGCCTGGTCGAATTCTGCGATTGCTTTACGGATGGCGCTAGCGGTCTTTTCTGCGTCTCGGGGAATGCTGATTGGAATCAGCCAGGAGGCTGTGCGCTGCAGATCGCCAACATACGCGAAACGGTGCGCGGATAAATCGGCACCGTCGACGCGCTTGGTGCGCGCCTTACGCGTAGCAGTCAGCTCTAGGGCGACAATACGTGTCAGCTGCGGCAGTGCGTTCGGCGTCTCGACGGTGCGAACAGACATGGCTGAGTTAACCGGAAAAATAATCCGAATGTGTTCAGGTTGCGGCTCTTGCGTAAAACCGACAACTGGAGATTCGCTTTAGTCCGCACGCCTCATTGGCGACCGCGCATAACTTTCAGCAGTTCATCGTCTGAAAGCCGCAGTGCTTCATTCACGAAGGCGACGCATTGTGGCTTGGTCTCAAAGTTGTGCACCGCTTGCGCTTTCTTCCCGCGAAGCTGATACACAATTGCGACCTTCTCAATCTGCCCTTCCGATTCGAGAACTGCGCGTAGCAACTGACGAACAGATTTCACCGCAGCAGCTCCAGCAAGCGAGCCACTTTACGCGCGCGACTCTTTCCAGAATTCGGCTGATCTTGTTCCTGATCGGCCGCTGGATTTTCGGTGGGCTCGTTCTCGTCATCGGCCGCAGCGGGATTGTTTTGCGTGCTCGGCCGGGCAGTGATATCTGCAACCAGGTCAATACCGAATTGCTCCGCGACCTTGTCTTCTTCAGCCAGCTGCTCGAATACTTCCTCGTAGTCTCCGCCACGATCGCTAATTACCTGATCGCGAGTTTGCAGCGCCGCGGCAATGCCCATGACCGCCGCTTGCGTTTCCTTATATGGATCCACCCACTGCCAGCCACGCGGGATCCATTTACCAGTGCTGTAACGCGCAGGATCGCGGGAATCAAGCTTCAATGCGCCCGTGAGAAGAGCCATCTTCAGCCACTCCTCAAAGATCGGCTGCATGAAGTCTTCAGAGACGTGCTTTTGCACCTGTTTCCAGTGATCGCGCTCGATCAGCATGCCCGAGCGCAGAGATGAGTAGTTGACACCCTGCAGATCGTTAGCCAATGCGTTGTAACTGGCACCCAAGCTCGAGGCAACCCACCGCAGGTTCGTCTTTACGAAATTCTCAAAGGCATTCGAGGGATGATCTGGCGTGAACGGCTTAATGTCATAGCCAGGCGGCAATTCTTCAAACACTCCAGCATTCGCCTCCATGCGCAAGGGCTGCTTAGGGTCATCATTCTGGCCGTCATAAGCACCCGGATCGGTATTCACCAGGAATGCCATCTTCGCGGCGCCCACGCGTGCTGCCACGATTTCGGCTTCCATGTAGCCGTTCAGCATCTTCAACGACATCATGCCGGCGTGGAACCAGGTAAGGCCGCGAGTCTGATTAACTCGGTAGGGATCGAAGAGGTGCACTACCTGATCGGCCGCGATGCGTTCACGCAGCAGCGAGCCCCCGAAGTCGGAAGGATGACCAGGATTTACCCAGTATGCGAGCGGACGACCCCAATTATCGACCTCGATGCCCAAGCGGATCTCGGCCTCTCCGGACCGGTTTCCGCCCGGACGGGAATATAGGTGATCGACCTGGTCCGCATCGATCATCTGCAGAGCGAAGCCCCATTTGTTAGGGAATCCGCGAACTTTACGCGTAAAGTTTTCGCCATCCATTGCTTCGGTGCGGAGGGCGAGGTCCTGCACGGCCCGAAATGACAGTTTGCCGTCAACTGTGCAATTGCCCTTCATGCACCATTCGGTCCATGCGGCCTCGATCAATTTGTTGGTTTTGCGATCGATGTCGCCTTTGGAATCGCGGACCAACGACTGATAGCGAATGCCGGTCGGTCCGATAACGTTGGCGCTGAGCAAATTCAGAAAGTGACGCGCAATGGGATTGTTGCGGACCAGCTCGCGGCCGCGGGCACGCAACAAGCGAAGATTGCCGCGGCATTCCTGGTCGGCCGAGAGGATTGGAGCAACCCAATCGAGAGTAAGACGGGATCCGGAGGCGCCGGCGAAAACGGAGCTGCGCTTCTCAGGGGCGCGCTGCAAGCCAACGAGATTGAGCGCGCGATCGAGAACTCGAGCAAATGAGTTTTTCTCGGTATTCATTGCCCAGCCCCTGGCAGGCCGGTGACATCGACCCAGGTCGACGGAAAGTTCGCATCACTCGATTCATCTACAAAATCAACCAGGACCCGTGCCCCGATCGTTCCAGGATTCTTTTGCCGACGCACCATTGCCGCGTAATATCCGCGCAACTTTTGCAGCTCGAGCATTGGAATCTTCTTCACGCTGCGGCCGCCGCCGAGCGATGACGCCTGTACGGAATAGTCCTCGACGTCTGCAACGATGCGAGCCGCGATCTCAGCTTCAATCGAAGCGAGGGTCTTCTCGGCGAAAGAAAGCGTTGCGCCGGCCGGCGCGGTGGCCAGATCAGGTTCTATCTGCACCACGCCTTCGCCGACGTCGTAAACTTCTGTCCCTCCGGAGCTCGCGACGCGCTCGACATACCGATACAGTCCGGGATCAACTTCGGTATCGCTGGGATTTATCGTTACCAACCAGGAGGAAGCGTCTTGTGGATCCACGATGCCCGACACACTGAAGACATCGGTCGCACCGTTAAAATAAATTTTGTAGGTCCAACCGTCGGAGGGAGGGTAGTCGTTGAACCCGCGGTTAAATTTCACCGTCACACCGGCGGTAAACGCAACCGGCACTTCATCTGGAATTGGAGGCGCCACGCTCTCAGAGTGAGATCACGCGCGAAACAGAGCAATTGGAGATTAACTTCGTAAAGGTCGAAAAATTGCGCGCTAGGATCGCATTAGAGCGACGATCTCGGGAATGATGGACCCGTGGTATGGCCGAAACTCAATCCTTCCAACCGTTAATCCATCCGCTGTGACTCTGGCGATCGCGAGAGGTGGATTGCTTCGCGGCAGCAACTTCTTGTGGCGTGTTCGCTTGCTCGGCCAGATCACCCAGCCGTCTGACGACGCCAGCCATTGAATAGAGGGCGGCCAGCGCGTACACCTCGCAGTCGAGCGCTTCGTTGCGAGCTCGTGTCTTCACATATTCGCGCACCATTCCACGGCCGCGGCGATAACGCGTAACCCGCTTCTCGCTGGTCAGCTGCTCGAGATATTCTTCCTCAGCCCAGCTCGGTAGATGAACATAGCCGGCGCCTGGCGCCGGGATCTGCAGCCGAGAGAATATCCGGTCCTTCGCCGTGTCGGTGCCCACCATGTAAAGTCGCACACGGTAGGAATTATTCTGGGTGAACTTTTGCAGGATCTCTTTTCCGCCCTCGCTCGATCCTTTGCAGGCGAAAATACGGCGCGCCTGGCGCACCTTCACGAACTTATAAACTTCATCGGTGTGGTGGCCACCGGAATCGACAAATGCAGACGCGATCGGAATCATGCGACCGCCCGCATGCTTCCACGATATTCGCAGGAAGTCGTCGACTTCGTTCCACACTTGCTGCTGTCCGGGATCTCCGAAGAATTCTTCATGCGCGATCAACCAGGACTCTTCTTCAGCGCCCCAGCCCTTCACCACAGCGACCAGGCGGTCGTCCTGGACGTCGACCGCGGCTGTCAGAATGCCCACGCCAGGCGGAACATCAAACTTCTCACCCTCTTTCGCGCCGCCGTACTCTTCACAGCGGAGGCGTAGATCGTGGGACTCGAGCGAAAATCCTTGCTCTTCCCAGGTCTCGCCCAGCCGCAGATTGATAAACGCCTTCAGCTTCTCTGGATTGCGCTGTGCCTTGACCCATTCATCAGCGAGATCCGCCCAGATGTCGCGCCAGGGCGAGTAAAGCGCATTGAGAGCGAAACCCACGACGACGCGGCCGGGGAATTTCGCAACCCAACGGCCGTTATCGAGCATTTGCTGCTTATACCGTTCCGGAATTGTCTTTTCACACTTCGTGCAGCGATAGCCGACGCTTGATGCAATGACTTCGCCGCCGGCATCGAGCTGGTAGACGAGCCGATGCGTGCGCGTCTCCGGATCCCGCCAGAAAAGCCCCTGCATGTGGCCACAGAGAGGGCAGGGAACGTGAAAATAACGCTGATCGCTCTCCTCGAAACGTTTTTCAATGCGGCTGAAGCCCTTGGGCTTCGCCGGCGTGGATCCTTCTACGATTTTGAAGTCGGTAAACTGGTCCGTGCGGCGTTTTGCGATCTCAACTGGATCTCCTTCGCCATCCACATCGGCCGGATAACCTTCTGTTTCATCGAGCAGCACGATCGGAACTGGATCTGAACGCAGCCCTGTACCGGAATTCGCGCCGGCAAGCTTCAAAAATCCTCCAGGAAACTCTTTCAGTTGCAGAGTGTTGCCCGAGCGCCGCGCCGTGGCCTGCCGGATCTTATCTTTCAATGCCGGCGTCGAGTCGATCATGGGCGTGATGCGCTTTTTGCCGTAATCCTTGGCATTGTCGATTGTCGGCTGTACGAGCATGATCGGCCGCGGATCCACATCAATGAAATAGCCGATGATGTTATTCAATACAGCGTCGGAATAGCCGATCTGCGTGGATTTCTTAACCACAATTTCGTGCACGTTGGGATCACAGATGACGTCCATCATCTCGATCTGGTATTTCTCCGGACGGAAAGGACCTGGCCTGGCCGTCGTGCCCTTGGGAAGAATGCGATTGCGTCGCGCCCACTCACTTACGAGGATGTCAGGCGGAGGCGCATAGGCGCCGTACACGCGCGCGATCACTTCTTTGAACTGTTCAGCGGCCGTGGGATGAGTGCCTAACATTGGAATCAGCGGATCACAGTCGCAGTCGACAATCGATTTAATAAATCCTTCTCCAAAGTCTCCTTAGCGACCAGCGCGTGATAAGCGAGCAGGACATACATTTCCTCCTCGCTAAGATTCTGCCTTTCCGCAAAACGAAAGACTTGGGCAACGAGAGGGTCGGACAATGTAGAGTGACGAATTCGTCTTTTTATTCCAGCGATCGTTTGTATCTCCTCGATCTCTTCTGCCGTGTCAGCTTTGATACGTTGATTCATCATGCTTTCTCCGCTAAATGAGATAGGGATTCTTTGAGCGCTTTCTCGATCTTCGCTTGTACCATGACGCGCGATTGCTCACCGAGTAGCTCCGGAGCTACTCGCGCCGGCACGGTAAGAATCCGCGCCTTAGTGGTGATAACCAGGTCCGTCATTTGCTTCTCGACATCAGCGATCGAGATCAGTTCGCGGCGCTTGTTCGCGAGATCGATCTCCTGCAGATCCGCCTTCGCAGAGAGCAAACGCATTTCTTCTTTTTCCCTCTGCGCAATGTCTCCGTCTTCATCGGTTTGCCTAGCGAGCTGGCGCTCGAGCTTTGCGATGTACCAATCCAGGACCTCATCAACGTCATATTTCCCGCGAGTCACCCGCGGCAAACCTTCGCCAGCTAACTGCTGAATCCGCCGCGGCGTCAATCGCAAGCGTCCGGCGATCGCAGCGATCCCGACCAGGCGCAGCGTTGGTGCCTTGGGTTTCTTTTTCATCGAAACGAAAACGAAATTGATTTTTGAAAGTGTTACGCTGGTGCCCGTCGCCGCTCGCCGTCACCC